TGTTTGGCGCACCACTATTTGTTATCACTACCTTAGCGCCGCGCTGGTGGGCTTCCACCAATAGAGATACCAGCCGTTTCTGTTCGTCGAAACGGAAGCTATTTCCTGAATAACTGGTAAACCCTTCTGTATCCGGCAGCGGTTCATACGGCGGATCGCAAAAAATCACATCGCCTTCACCAGCCGCCTCGATGACGCCAGCAAAGTCACCTGATACAAAGGACGTGTTTTTGAGTACGTCATCAGCCAAAAATGCCTCCATCTCTGCATGTGGGAAGTAGGGCGCTTTGTATTTGCCATACCCCACGTTGAACTCGCCATTTTGGTTGTACCGCGTTACGCCATTAAAACAGTGCCGATTAAGGTACAAAAAGGCGGCAGCATGATGTAGCTGGTCATACTTTCCTCTGTTAAATGCCTCACGCACTTCGAGGTAAGCGTCAGCGTTGTTGTAATTTTGGAAAAAACTATATGACAGCGTGACGAGCGAATGTCCTTCTCGCTGCAATGTCTGATAGAAGTTAATCAGGTCACCGTTAATATCATTAAGCAGGTTGTGGCGAAATCCTGCATTCGTAAATACGGAACCGCCACCAACGAATGGTTCTATTAACCGCTTACCGTGTGGTAGATGCTCAAGCACTGTAGGCAATTCTGAGAATTTACCACCTACCCATTTGAATATCGGACGCTCATATTCATCCGGAGTCCGAATGGTGCGCATATAGCTAATTTCAGCCATCGTATCCTGTTTTTCTATGGCTATGCTTGCTATAGATTTACTCATAGAGCACCCCCTTATTCGCTTCGAAAACTGCCTTTGCGAATCCATGTGGAGTAGCACTTCGAAAATTAGCCCTGTCAGGCCCTGGTGGCGCGGCATGGATTCTGTTATCTGGCTTGCCTAATGATTCGTCCATTAGGGCATCAGGCATGACAAAGCCCTGGCCGCTCCAGAGGCATGTTTTTTTGGTGTAGTTATCTTCCTGACAATATGCAGTGAAGAAGTAAGGGTGAAAGATGTGATCTGGCTTACGCCAGAATGTCGATATTTTGCTGACCGGATTTTCAATCATGTACGGACAACCGATCATCTTTGCAATGTCATAACACTGCCAGACAACCTGCATTGCTTTGAACTGGAAAACCGGATCTTTATTAGCCTTGTCCGAAAACCAGCGCGCGCCGGAAACAGCCAGGTCAGTACACGGTGGGAACCCGGCCAGAAACACGATGCGCTGCAAATTCTTACGGAGAAAAGCGTATACTTCATCGCTATCGATGATCGCACTAATACGCGTCAGAACGGCACCTGATTGCATCCGCTCGTCACTGGTCGATAAGTGCTGTGGATCGACGATAGCGGCATCGACACCGTATTCCAGCCAGGGGGCAACCATTGCCCCCGTAAAATCACAAAGACTCACAACAAGCGGTCGGTTATTATCGTTCTGCTTCACCGCCAATGGCCTCCACCAGCGCGTTAAACAGTGCAGATAATTCGCCCGTAAAGAGCACGAAATCAGCATCAAATCGTTGTGCTACATCCTCCCGGTCGATATCGTCGTTCTGGTCATAGAGATCATCACAGAATGTCAGGGCTTTGATACTCATATCATCGTTGACTCTGAACGACGCGCGGTCCATCCAGTTAATTGCAACGGTCGTAGCTACTTTCCCCGCCTCAATGTGAGACATAATCTCGTCGGACTGTAGATCAACTTTGTTGCAGCGAACGGCACCACCATTATCGAGCAGACCCTTTAATGTGGCGTCTTCACCTGCTGTAAATCCGGCAGGGAAGCCGTTTTTAAACCACTCGGTCATTGTAATTTCCAGCGGTTCGCGTGGTGTGAATGGAATGACAGGCAGGCTGCCGAGCGATTTTCGCAATAAAGCCAGCTGGTCCTCTGCCTTTTTGGCGCTGCTTGCCTCAACGAATACCAGATGGTTTCTGCGGTCGATCAGGATTTTGGCGAGTGATTTTCTCGTGAAAGCACGAGGAAGAAGAGAGTGAAGCACTTCATCCTTCAGCGAATCTTTTTCGGTCTTCTTCAGCTTTCTGTCTTGCTCTTCTTCAAGTGTCAGGATTTTTTTCGTAACTCTTCTTTGAGCACTTGAGAAGGTTAGGATTTTTTCCTCTCGTTTATGCTGTATCAGAAGAAAACCCTGGTATTCATGGGTGAGGTTGTCACCAAGAACGGAGGTCCAACCAGCTTTAGCCATATCCTGAGAACCGCATGGGGTAAACACAAACTTGCTAAGGGCTGCATTTACTTCTGCAGTATCCCAGCTAACTTCGCGTGAAAGACGATAGATGAAGATATTTTTGAAAGCGACTGATCTCATGTCTCACCATTTGTGTTAGAAAATACATATTAATTATCTAACACAAATGGGTGCATTTTCTATCCTTTCTTGAAATCGAAGTTGCCAGCAGTGGCCTGAAAGGTTCCTCCTGCCTTGAAAGCTATGTCTCCGTTAGCGGTGACAGCTATATTTTCCCCATTAACATTGATGTTGTTGGCTGATTTGACGTTAACACTCCCTCCTGCATTCACGATTACATCAGCCGGACCAATGATATATATCTGCCCGGACTCATTCATGCCAATCCTTGCGCCTGCTGCCGTATTGGCAATTTCATAGCCGCCACCAGCAGTTCGTACTTCAAGAATATTGTTGCGGTGAATAACGAAGTCTTTCGTTGCTGAGATTTGGGGGCGGGGAGGTGCTCCATCTACTTCCGGCGGCGTCCAGCCGTTGCCTTTGCCAGATGCTTCTGGTGCAACGTTTGGAATTCCTCCCGGTGCATCCTGAGCGGCACCAACTATCATTGGGCGTCTGGTGTCTATTCGACCGTTAACATCTAAATAAGGAAACTCTACCCAGACCAGGTCACCTTTGACTGTGGGTACAAAAGCGTTTCCGATGGGTAACAGGTATTCCGCCCAGGGTAGATCGTCATCAGGAACGCCATTCCAGTCAGGTAAAACACGGACTTGAGCACGCATAAGCCCTGCCGGGTGCACAGTTCCAACAATTTGCGCTCTACGCTTCATTTGTTCGGCACTCCCAATATCATTCGTGTTGTGTAGCCTACGCGGTCTTCAAAGTGCGCAACATTTTTTACTATCAGCTTACGGGGCATTGATTCATCAATGCGGTTTTCCTGGTCATAGCGGTATACGATAATCTCTATCACCATCCCCGGTTTTATATCAGGATTGCCTGCGACTTCTATATCCATTTTGGGGACGAGAGACAGCTGCATATTGCGAAGAGTTTCCATATCAGAGTCGGATATATAACGCACTGGGAGTGAGCTATCGCCATATTCGACGTAGCCATCGGTCATGGAATACCCAACAAAACGATATTGATTCTTTGCTGTTGTCGCATGTTCCTGTTGGAGTAGGCGCATTTTGGACAAAGTGTATTCTGCTTTAGGGTTATTCCCCTCGTAGGTAAATGATGGCGTTTGCTTCATCAGATCAGCCAGGGTGTAAAAGTTAAATTCCCCCCGGCATACCCAACATAATGCACCTTTGTCTCGCGCTATCTCCGAAAGCATTTTTGACGGTTTGTCACCGGCATTCAGATGATATGTAACTGCGCGTTTTAGCACGCTGCTGGTAATTTTAAGCTTGCCGGAATATGCCTTGAATATAGCGTCTGGTGTTTTGTTGGTATGTAAATTTGTGCGCGGGGAGGGGATCTTAAACCTGCGCACGTCTTCACTGACAGCAATAACGGTAACAACATCACCAGCCAGCATTGCAGACGTAACAAAGAAATCTGTTTTAAAAGTGCCTGCATTACCGTTTGGATCGCCCATTTCAGCCACCAGCGATGCACCGTATTTGGCTTTCCAGTCATCAATTACGGTGCCGGTAGCGTCATGAATTTCCAGTTTTAGCAAAGGGGCTTTGAGGCTGGTTTTTTCTACATATACTGCGGTAAAAATCCAGTCTCGTGGCACTTTGTTATCGTTAATGAGCACTGACTGTAGAAAATATTGTTGTAACTCCTGGGCCACTTATCACCCCATAGATATCGAGGTTTCGGTAATAATACGTTTTGCGTCCAACTCCCATGCTGTGATCACGTCTGCAATCACACTTATCGGCGCTTGTGTGGCATAAATACGCTCTTCTCCAATTGGTGCTGAAACATCCGTAAAGCCGACTTCTTTGGCATCCTGTATCGAGCAAATCAGCGGGACCGGGACACGAACAAGGTGAGTGGTTGCTTCAAATTGTGTACCTGTCATCAGGCGAAGCCGTGCGCCCAGCGAATTACACATCAGACTCATGGTCGCTTTATCAGTTGCCATTAACGTAACGTCATACGTCAGAATGGCCTGGGTGTATTCCAGTTCTGCTAAAGGCGTTCCGGTATCTGGTTCGCAAAAACTGGCTACTTTTTTGCGGTCAATCTGCTGATCATCGTTGATATAATTGATATCCATAGTGCGTGAGATATTGACCAGGGGGAGAGCATCCCGGTTAATGTTCTGGTTTTCAGGTTTTCTCCCTTGCCCGGCATTTGCGCGACGAACTGCTTTAAGAAACTCGATCGCATTGTCGAAACGGGCCATATAGACACGCTCTGCTGGTGGACGATTCAGGAATGACGCAAAGCGTTTTTCTTCCGGCGCGGGGGCCACCAGTAAGATATCAGAAAAAATGTTGCTGATTAGCGTCGCAAACGCGTTATCCACGTTTTCAAAGCCCGTGGTCTGGAATTTTCCTGTGCGTAAGGTTTGCCATTCACCGGTTCGCGCCAGGAGGGTTTTATTTGAAGTCATTCGATCACTCCGTTTTGAGTCGTATCAAAATTCCTGGCAGGTATGCAGTAGTAAAGCGAACCAACATGCTGTGTGCCGTAGCTAAAAATACGGTGCACGTACCACCAGCGGCGGGCTACGCCGTTTACCATCTCTTCATTCCATTCAAGAATTGAGCCGACGGGGACGTTATTTGCTGCAATACGCAGAATCAGAACATCATCGGTTAAGCCATCCTGCTCACCGTCTGCGTCAATCGCATGGAAAGAGTCACGCCCGTCAGGGTTATCCAGCACATAAACGATTTCAGGTTCCTGGTAAGTCAGTTCGCGTTGGTTGTTATCCAGTTCAGTGAATGACTCTTCTCCTGTTTCGTCGCTGACTACCCCATATGTGCCAACATCTGGTCGATATAAGAGAGCCTGAAACGCGTCTGGGCTGGATTCAATAATCAGCATCCAGTCTGCGCGGATTTGGTCGTTAAAGGCTTTATGCCCGTTATAGCGTGCTTTTAGCTGTGGAGTTGGTTCTCTGCCAGCCAGGGAAGGAGGAAGTATGGCTATATCTGATTCGCCAGCATCCGGAGTAAGGCCACCGTTGCTATCAGCAAAATTATCATGGCTATCAGCTTTGGCGGCGGGTTGCTCTTCCAGAATGCTGAATGAATCCGAACCGGTATTGCCATGTTCCGGCGCGCCTCCTGCATTCGCTTCAATCGGCGCTGGCGTTTCTCTCTGCGTGCTGTCATGTTCTGACTCCTTACTTGCCAGGTTTGCATCGTCAGCAAACCATTCGTCAAAACGGCCCATAAGCATCCTCAAAGGTCGATCTGTCAGGTATCGAAAGGAAGATTTTCGGGAGATTGTGATTTTGGATGAAGGAGGGGGAATTCATAAAATGCACTTGCGCACAGTGCAACAGTGCGCTATAGTTATGGCATTCGGTAATCATCACGGAGGATCAAATGACTAATGACCAAAAAAATTAACATAAAGGATTTCAGGGATGCGTGGCTTGATGATTTTTTTGAATTTTCAACACCACATAGAAAGATACCTCCTGATATTCATATGACATTGTCACGGAAGTTGGACATTATCAATGCCGCAACTACCTGTAAGGATTTAAGATCACCACCAGGTAATCGGTATGAGGAACTGTCAGGGAAGCTAAATGGCTATTCATCAGTAAGGGTGAATAAGCAATATAGGTTAATTTTTAAGTGGGTTAACGGAAAGGCCGAGGACTTGTATCTCGACCCTCACAAATACTAAAACAGATACCCGGTTACGGACCGGGTTCTGACCAGAGTCCACTTAATACGTACGCTAGTAAGGGCAAAAAATGAAACAGGCAACCAGAAAACCGACGACCGTAGGTGATATCCTGCTGTACGAATACCTGGAGCCGTTAGAGCTGAAGATCAACGAGTTAGCAGAAATACTTCATGTTCATCGTAACACCGTAAGTGCTCTTGTTAATAATAATCGTAAGCTAACGATGGATATGGCATATCGCCTGGCAAAAGCATTCGATAC